TAAATGATTGGGATAATATGAAGGAACATATTCAATACGACTTTATGAAAGATGGTCACTTCTCTGAGTTGAAAGAAGCTGAATTGTTGAATGATCGTATTCAAACTTTGGATAGTATTCAATCTTATATCGGTACGTTTTTCAGTAAACAATATGTTCTTAAAACTGTATTGCGTATGAACGATAGTGAAATTCAAGATATGCAAGACCAGATTAAAAGAGAGCTCGATACTGATCCTCTTGATGGTGGTATTGATATGCCAGATGTTGGTGACGGTATCACACGTTATCCACAAGATGGTGGCGGTGGTGCTATTCCTGCTGATGATATGGCCAAGTATGATGGAGAAGCTCCACCAGAAGAAGGTGGAGATAAAGAAGAACCTGTCGAAGATAACTTTGATAAAAGTATAACTGTGAAAGGTAGAAAGAAATGAGTAAAGAGATAATTAACGCATTATCAAATGGAGATAATCTTGCTGCAGAATCAGAATTTAATGATGCACTTTCGGCAAAGGTTGGAAGCGCACTTGAAACAAAAAGAAAAGAATTGGCCAGTGTATTTGTGAATACGCCGGGTGGGGAAAATGAGGAAGATTGAAAAAATCTATGAGTCTACAGTTGTAGAGAAAGACGAACATCGTAAATCTAAGGAATATAAAAAACTATCTCCAAGGATGAAGGATGCTGTTGATTCTATTTTTACTGCAATGGATGCTAAACCTTCAGATTTCCTAAATAGTTTTGAAAAAACAATAAAAGATGCGTCAAGAGAGTTTAAAGTAAAAGAAAACGAATTGTTGTCGTATTTTGAAAAAGAAATGTTGTCGATTTAAGGAGTTAGAGGATGGCCATTGTTACAAGAACACTCAGAGATACTGCCGTTAATGCACCCGGCGCTGGTGGAACAGTTACAATTAAAGTTGATATCGAAGATGATGCAGCTGCAAATACCGCTATTTTAGATGCAAGTGGATTAGATGGCCATGCGAACGGTGCAAAACTACACATCGCAAGACTTTGGTGGGCATTGACTCAAGGTAGTGCTGATGATGATACTGGCCATGTTGAAATTCAAGAAGTATCTTCTGGAACAGATATTGTTCAGATTAGGCTTGCCGGAACTGGACACTATGATGGTTCTGCTGGCGTTATTCCTGGCACTGCGGCAAATACAACAGTAACTTCTGGTGACCATGAAATAACTACTTTTGGTACATCTGGTTTTGTTATCATCGAATTTAAGAAAGACGAAAACTATACGTCATAGGGGATATGAGATGCAGACCGTAAAATTATTTTCAGAAGCCGTAGAAGAAGTAGAGTATATCACCGAAGCAAAAGAAGATGGTGGTAAGACCTACAAGATCAAAGGCATATTCATGCAGGCTGACGTTAAAAACCGTAACGGCCGTGTGTATCCTATGGAAGTGCTACAGAAAGAAGTTTCAAAGTATAATAAAAACTTTATCAGAGAGAATCGTGCATTTGGTGAATTGGGACATCCAGACGGACCAACCGTCAATTTGGAAAGAGTGTCCCACATGATTACATCTCTGACTCCTGATGGTAAAAATTTCATTGGTGAGGCAAAGATTATGGCCACCCCGATGGGAGAAATTGTTAAGAACCTTATGGATGAAGGTGCCAAGTTAGGCGTTTCATCTAGGGGCATGGGAAGTTTGGATCAAAAGAATGGTGCTAACTATGTGAGAGATGATTTTTACCTTGCTACTGCGGCCGATATTGTTGCAGACCCTTCCGCACCCAACGCTTTTGTTGAGGGTATTATGGAGGGTAAAGAGTGGGTTTGGAATCACGGTGCGTTGGTGGAAGCCCACGTTGCTGAATTGAAAACGAAATTTGACGTTGAAAAACGTCATAGAAAGGCGAATGTTGAAGCGTTAGAGTTCGCCAAATTCCTCAAAATGTTATAACTTATAAATAATATAAATGCAAAAAGGAGACAATTCCATGTCCGAATTAGATAAAACAATTGAGGAGCTTGAAGCTGAGGTATTGGCCGAACTAGAAGAAGCCAGCCAACCATCCGATTCGGGTGGGAAAGCAGATGCTCCCAAAAAAGTAAAAGATGAGGTCAACGACGAAGAAGACCTCGGCGGTGCAGAACCCGAAGCAAAAGTAGAGAAGGGTGCTGACGAAGATCGTAAAGAAAAAGAACTTGGTAAGAAAGCATCTGCTTCTGCTAAATCTGTTTCTGGTGATGCACAACAGAAAAGTGCTGGTAAATCTGATGCTCCTCAGAAGCTCGCAGCTTCCCACGAACCAGAAGAAGGTGAAGTTGTTTCAGAAGCAAAGATGACAAAAGCTCAAGCACTTGAGCAAATCGGTAAGATGAAGAAGTCTGAAATCGAAGAGATGCTTGCGAGTCATGCTTCTAAGATTGAAGAAGCAGGAAATGCAAAGACTGAAGAAGAACTTGAGAAACTTCAGGCTGAGAAAGATGCTATCGAAGAGAAAATTGCATCAATCAGCGTCAAGGAAGATGTTGACGCATTGGTTGCTGGTGAAGACCTCTCCGAAGAGTTCAAAGACAAGGCAGCGACAATCTTTGAAGCTGCTGTTAAATCAAAAATCCGTAGTGAAGTTGTGCGAATGGAAGAAGGCTACGCAGTTGCTCTTGAAGAAGCTACAGAGACAATTAAAGAAGAGTTGTCAGCGAAAGTTGATGACTATCTTGGTTACGTTGTCGAACAGTGGATGCAAGAGAACGAACTTGCGATTGAACGTGGTCTAAAGGGTGAAATCGCTGAGGACTTTATCAGTGGTCTTAAACAATTGTTTGAAGATCATTACATTGATGTTCCTGATGAAAAATATGACGTTCTAGAAGCTCAGTCAGAAAAAATTGCTGAGTTGGAAGAAAAACTCAACGCAACTATTGAAGAAAACGTTGAGAAGAAAAAGGTGGTTGAATCTCTTACAAGAGAACAGATTGTTAGTGAAGTATCTGAAGACCTTGCTGCTACTGAAGTAGAGAAGTTCAAGTCCCTTACCGAAGATGTTGATTTTGTTGGAGAAGATACTTTCCGTGCAAAATTGGACACCTTAAAGGAAAGTTATTTCCCGAAAACTGGTGGGGAAACGTCTTTCGTGATTGATTATGAAAATGGTGAGACTGCACAGGACATTGATACGACTGATACGATTCGTTCGTACATGTCGGCAATCAGTCGGTCAAAGAGTGCATAATTTATAAATAACTGTAGAAATACAATAAGGAGAAACTAAAATGTTTCAGACAGAACATCTACAAGAAAAGTGGCAGCCAGTCCTAGAACACCCCGATCTTCCTAAGATTGAGGATTCCTATCGCCGTGCGGTCACAACTGTTATCTTGGAAAACCAAGAAAAAGCCATGAGAGAAGACGCAAGTTTCCTTTCGGAAGCTGCGCCTACTAACTCCACAGGTGGTTCCATTTCTAATTGGGACCCAATTTTAATCTCGCTCGTTCGCCGTGCCATGCCCAATCTGATTGCGTATGACATTTGCGGTGTTCAGCCGATGACTGGTCCTACGGGTCTGATCTTCGCAATGCGTGCTTCGTTCCTGTCCTCGGATGGTGCTGAAGCGCTCGTTGATGAAGCGATGCCGGGTCAGCAAGGTGCTTCTAACCAGAACGCCGCCGGTACAACTGGTGGTGGCGATGTTGGTGCCACAGAAACAAACCCTGCCGTTCTTAACGACAGTCCTTCTGCTGGTACTTACACAAGTGCAACTGGTCAGACAACTGCTCAAGGTGAGGCGTTGGGTGATACATCCACAAACGCATTCGCTGAGATGGCATTCTCCATCGACAAGTCAACGGTTACTGCCGTTACCCGTGCTCTGAAGGCCGAGTACACGATGGAACTTGCTCAAGACCTCAAAGCGATCCACGGTTTGGACGCTGAGACAGAACTTGCGAACATTCTTAGTTCGGAAATTCTTGCTGAAATCAATCGTGAAGTAGTTCGTCGTGTTTATGTCGCCGCTGTTAAAGGTGCTCAAGTTAACACAACAACTGCTGGTATTTTTGATCTGGACACTGACTCGAATGGTCGTTGGTCGGTTGAGAAATTCAAGGGTTTGATGTTCGGTATCGAACGTGACGCCAATGCGATTGGTCAACAGACTCGCCGTGGTAAAGGTAACATGCTGATGTGTTCTGCTGACGTTGCGTCTGCATTGCAAATGGCTGGTATCCTTGATTACACGCCTGCTCTTAATAACTCACTAAACATTGATGACACTACGACAACTTTCGCTGGTGTTCTTAATGGTCGTTATAAAGTGTATGTTGATCCGTATGCTGCCAACGTTGCTGCAAGTCAGTACTACGTTGTTGGTTACAAGGGTTCTTCGCCTTATGACGCTGGTATGTTCTACTGCCCATACGTTCCGTTGCAAATGGTTCGTGCGGTTGGTGAGAATACGTTCCAACCGAAAATCGGGTTCAAGACTCGTTACGGAATGGCTGCTAACCCATTCGCTCAGACTGCTGGTGCAGTTGCTGCGGGTGACACGCAGAACACCGATGCATCTATTGATGACGGTGCTAATGTTTACTATCGCCGGGTCAAAGTTACAAACCTTATGTAAAAATAAGAAACTTGACTACAAATTTGGGGAGGGCTTCGGCTCTCCCCTTTTTTTATCTTATTTTTAATAATACAATTCCTTATAAATAGTTACATGACAACTGCAATAGATAGACAACCAACTGTTCTGGACTATGCAAGCCCAACACAGTTTAAATTTACAATTAACCAACTTCCAAAAGTTGAGTTCTTTACTGTAGCCGCAAATGTTCCTTCTGTAGTTTTAGGAGAAAGTATATTTCCTACACCTTTTAAACAAATTTCTATCGCTGGTGACGAATTAACTTATGATTCATTTAATATATCTTTTATTGCTGATGAAAAATTAGAGAACTATATAACTCTTCATAACTGGTTAATTGGAATTGGTTTTCCAGAATCTAGAAAACAATTTTCAGATTTTAGAGATACTACAGCTCAAAATTCTGCAAATGCCTCATCGAGTGCCGGTGTTACCTCTGCACAATTTATTACGTCAGATGCTACATTAACAGTGTTATCAAATCATAACAATCCCATTGTTGAGTTTAGGTTTAAAGATATGTTTCCTGTAAGTATTGGTGAGTTGTCATACGATCAAGGTGCTACAGATGTTGACTACATAAGAGTAGATGCTTCATTTCAGTATCAACAGTATACTATACATACACTTATATAATGGAGAATAAATGGATAAGTTAAGTGAATTGCAGGCGGAAGCCAAAAAAGACCTTATTATATTAGATGATGAAGACCTACACCAACAATCCTACAAAAATCAAATCATCAAACCAAAATGGTTGGACTACAAGTCCAAATATCGACTACTTACATTTCAATTAAAGGCCGATCACAAACGGCTTTATAGGCAGAAATGGGAGTATTATGGTGGCAAATCTGATGCAAAAATTTATGCAGCCAAACCGTTTGATTTAAAAGTTTTAAAAACTGATCTTGGTGTTTATATAAATTCTGATGACGAAATAATTGATATAGAATTAAAGGTTGAGTATTACGAAACGGTAGTACAATTTATTGAAGGTGTTATTAAGTCAATCGACAATCGCAGCTGGGATATCAAACATGCCCAAGATTGGAAAAAATTCTTGGCTGGAGGATTCTGATGAAAGAGTGGATTGGATATTATAAGAATATTATAGATGATGCCGGATGCAAATCTATAATGAATTATCCTTGGGATTGGAACGCTTCAACTTATTCAAATAACAAAGGTGTTACCAATAACAGCGAAGAACGAGTTAGGATGGATGAATGTTGGTGTTATGATATTAATAAACCATATCCATTACTTAAAAAATCTGTTATTGAGGTTATGAACATATATGCACAAGAACAGAAAAGATTTTCCTGTGTTCATCATACAGATTTTAGACTAAACCGTTATGGAGTTGATGGTTTCATGTCGCCTCATTGTGACAACATTCATCACTCTCATGGACAGAAATATGGATATCCTCAAGCAACGGTTTTGTTTTTCTTAAATGATAATTATGAAGGTGGAGACTTTTATGTTGCAGAAAATAAATACATCCCTGAGGCTGGTTCTGCAATAATTTTTCCTTCAAACTTTATGTTTCCACATGAAGTAACGAAAGTAACAAAAAATGAAAGATGGAGTATAGTATCATGGTTGATGTAAAAAATTATATTGGTTATTATGAAAATATTATTGATAATGCAATGTGTAAAGAAATCATTGAAAGTAATTGGGATTGGCGTGCAAGAACAGATCAACCGCCGGATGCAAATGCATCAGCTTTTGTTGGCGGTAATGCTAGCGAAACTAGAGCAGACTTTGATGAAGATTGGATTGATGAACATCATGAATATCATCACTTATATCAAGCTTTAAAAAAATCACGTTTCAAAGTACTTGATCTTTATAAAGAAGAACATGAAACATTTAATGTTACACATCATACTGATTTTCGTGTTGGTAGATATGATACTGGTGGTTATGTAATTGAGCATTGTGATCTTCGTTATAAACCACATAAGGATGCAAATAACTCTCCTGAGAATTCATCATGGGAACGACTAGCTACAACTGAAAGATGGGGTTATCCACAGGTTTCAATTTTTATGTTTCCGAATGATGATTATGAAGGAGGAGAACTTATTGTTGCTGGTAATGAAATGCATTACACAGCTGGTTCTGCAATAATTTTCCCTTCTACCTTCATGTTTCCTCATGAGATTAAACCAGTAACAAAAGGTGAAAGGTGGAGTGTAATATCGTGGTCGATGTAAAAGTAAATATAGATGAGTATCCAGCATTTCCTACAATGATTTATAAGTTTGATTCAGATTTAGGAAGTGATATACATTCACATATGATATCCTATATTAAAGCAAAAAATGAAATGCAGACAGAAGATGATTTGCAAAAAATGTCGGCGTTTCGGCCTCTTGCTGAAACAATTCAACACACAATGGCAGATATTCTAAAAAAATTAGAATATGAATATCAGAAAATAGAGATAACAGGTATGTGGGGAAATAGACTTTTAAAAGATATGACACATCCGCCGCATAACCATTCAAACAATGTGTGGTCTGGAGTTTATTATATTAAAAGTTCCAAAGGAGCTTCACCAATTCAATTTTTCGATCCGAGAGCTCAAGCTCACCAACTTAGACCGAAGAACAATCCCAACTGGAAAAATTCTGGTATGTTGCAGTTTGATGCTATTGTTGGTACAGGTTTAATTTTTCCATCTTGGTTACAACATTGGGTTCCACCAACACAATCTGAAAGATTAAGTGTTTCTTGGAACGTTCTATTGAGAGGTGAGTACGGAGATGCCGGAACTTTCCAGAATGCTTATATCTAAAAAAAATGAAGTATACTTACGACTTAAAAATGTTGAACCATCCGTAGCTGCTGAGCTCAATGATTTCTTTACCTTTGAAGTTCCTGGCTTCAAATATATGCCCACATACAGAAACAAAATGTGGGACGGAAAAATTAGATTGTACAATATTGTCACAGGTGAGATTTATATGGGATTACTTCCATATATAGAAGAGTACCTTCAAAAAAATGGTGAAGATTATGAACTGGAAGACGGAGTTAGGAGTGAACGAGCGGTGGCCGGAAGTATCGTGCGGGGATTTGTACGAGGACTTAGACCGACCCTTAATGGAAAACGAATTGAAGTACGAGATTATCAAATTGATGCCATCGCCCATGCTATTGCCACAAATCGTTCTCTTCTTATTTCTCCTACTGCTTCGGGTAAGTCATTAGTAATTTATTGTCTTATTCGTTACTACCAGATGATGGAACTGAAAACTTTGATTTTGGTTCCAACCACTTCGCTTGTCGAACAGATGTACAAAGACTTTGAAGATTATGGGTGGAATTCTGAAACATACTGTCAAAAAATATATCAAGGACATGATAAAAAAGTAACTAAAGACGTTGTTATTTCTACTTGGCAATCTGTACACAGGATGCCCAGACAATATTTTAGACAGTTTGGCGTAGTATTTGGTGATGAAGCACATTTATTTAAAGCCAAGTCTTTAACTGGTATTCTAACAAAACTTGACACTTGCAGGTATCGTTTCGGATTGACAGGAACACTAGATGGTACACAGACACACAGGCTTGTATTAGAAGGTCTGTTTGGAAAAGCAAAATACGTTGTAACAACAAAAGAACTTATGGACAACAAAACACTTGCGAGTTTAGAAATAAGATGTATTGTTTTGGATTATAAGGAAGAGGACAAACAAATTGTACAAGGATTTGGATATCAAGAAGAATTGGAATACATCGTCACTAAGGGTGAAAGGAATACTTTTTTATGCAAGCTTATGGGTCATTGCAATGGTAACACTCTCGTTCTTTTCCAATTCGTAGAAAAACATGGTAAACCACTCTATGATATCATAGAAGATAAATACAAAGACAGGAAAGTTTTCTTTGTATATGGTGGTGTTACTACTGACACCAGAGAAGAAATAAGGGAGATAGTAGAAAATGAAAAAGATGCCATCATTGTTGCGAGCTATGGGACTTTCAGCACTGGTATTAATATTCGTAACATTCACAACATCGTGTTCGCAAGTCCCTCGAAAAGCAAAATTAGAGTGCTTCAGTCCCTTGGTCGTGGTTTGCGGCAAATCGGCGGTACTAAACACTTACGACTCTATGATATTGCCGATGATCTTTCCATTCTAAAACCTAATTTTACATTAAGACACTTTCATGATCGTCTAAATATTTACAAGGAACAGAAGTTTAATTATAAAGTAGATAAGGTAAAACTATTATGAGCTCATTCACACCAGAAGAGAAAGTTCGAGTTTTCAAATTGTCAAATGGTGAAAGTATTATTGGCGGTTATGACGGGCCCGAAATATTTGATTTTACACTACCATTAAGTGTTAGTCTTCCATTAAAAATGTCTATTGTTGGTCGTGGGCCTGTTGGTCATGATTCCTTGAGTCTCTCACCTTGGGTACATCCAATGAGTGAAAGAGAATATATTGATGTAAATCCTTCATTAGTTGTTATGTCAGCAGAAGCTTCATCTGGTCTTGTCAGTTATTATAATCATTGTATTAGTACATTTTCATTTGGTCAAGATGAAGATGAAGGTGATATTGGCCCCACTGATGAAGAATTGGATGAAATCAGTATTGAAGAAGCTTTAGATGAGGTTACTGATCCTGATTTAAAATACACTATTCATTAATGTCTATTACTGTTTGTTGAAGACTCAGCATAGTTACTATACGATATTATAAACCCTTTGTCAAGTGCCTTTAAAATATAAAAGGGACATTGACAATTTGTTCAATATGAGTTATTATATGTATACAGTTAAAAGTAACAATTATTGAGGAGTCCGCATGGCTAAAAAGAAAGGTGAACATTACGTTGACAATAAGAAATTTTTAGAGGCAATGTCAGAATGGAAAGAAAAGTGTAAAGATTCTGAAGAACAAGGAGAAATTTCTCCACCTTTAACAAATTACATTGGTGAGTGTTTTTTAAAGATTGCTACTCATCTATCTTATCGTCCAAATTTTATTAATTATTCTTATAGAGATGAAATGATATCTGATGGCATTCAGAACTGTTTGCAGTATGCACACAATTTTGATCCAGAAAAATCTAAAAATCCTTTTGCATATTTTACTCAAATAATCTACTATGCCTTTTTGAGAAGAATTTCAGCTGAAAAGAAACAAGTTCATGTTAGAAATGAATCTATTAAAAGAAGAATTGAAGACCCATTTACTACAATGGCTGGGGATACTACGACTTATACTATAGATCAAACTATGATTGATAATCTTCTTCCCAACGAAGATGTTTATAAACCAAAGAAAAAAGAAAATATTAAGGTAAAAGGCCTTGAAGTTTTCATGGAGACTGACGATTGAAAATTGCTCTAATTACTGATACCCATTTTGGAGCTCGAAATGATAATCTTAATTTCAATGAATATTTTTTTGAGTTTTACGAGAATCAATTTTTCCCATATCTAAAAGAACATGATATAACTGACGTTATTCATCTTGGTGATGTTATGGACAGAAGAAAATATGTGTCATACCGTATTGCAAAAGATTTTCGTGAGCGGTTTATCAATCAATTTGAGAATTATAATTTTCACATGTTAGTTGGGAACCATGACACCTTCTATAAGAATACCAACGCCGTAAACTCACTACAGGAACTTGTAGACGGTAGATACGAGAATATTACGGTATACGAGGAAGCTACTGAAGTTGAGTTTGATGGGTGTAAAATTCTCTTTGTTCCTTGGATTAATGCAGATAATATGAATCATACCATGAAAATGTTAAAACAATCTGATGCTCAGATTTGCATG